CGATCCCGATGGACCCCAGTTCCGTGAGCATGGCGAACTTCCTGCTGGAGCTGGGGCGGGTCGAGGGAGCCGCACAGACTGTGCAGCGCTTGTCGCAGATATTAAAGCTGGAGCTTCCCCCCGGACGATCGCTGAAACGCATCCGGCCCTTGCCGTGCGCTGCCCCAACGGTGTCGACCGAATTCGCAGCATCTTTGCAGAGCGCCGAATTGCTCCCACCATGCTCTATTGGTACTACGGACCTACTGGCTCGGGAAAGAGCCGCGCTGCGGCGGAAGAGGGCGGAGTTGAGGCTTACTGGAAAGAAGCTGACAGCATATGGTGGTGCGGTTATGAAGGTAGCGAGGACGTCATTATTGACGACTATCGCGCAGGATCGGCTTTGTCATTCCGATTCTTGCTCCGACTCGGAGACCGAACCCCTTTGAGCTTGCAGGTTAAGGGCGGCCACCGGAACATTCGCGCGAAGCGCGTTTTTATCACTACCCCCAAGAGCCCTGAAGAGACGTTCTCGAGAGAGAATGAGTGTTTGGGGCAGTTGTATCGCCGCTGTGCTGTGGTTAAAGAGTTTAAAATGGACGGTGAGCCTGTTGTGCATTATCGCGAAGGGGACGTTTACGTCCCTCGTGCTAATGTTAACGTAGACGGTTTTGTGCCTAATGTGTAAACAAATTGATTGTCAAATCATATTTTTTGTCATGTCTGCCATGAATGTTGATAGCGCTTTTCAGTCTGCAGCTGAACAAGGTCGAAGACCTTTGACTCGTGCCGAGCTTAACCGTGTATTGAGCGCGCGGAGCGCGCGTGCCTATCCTTATAATTTGTACGGCCGTCAGGTTTACAAGCGCGGCACACCAGCTGGGCTTGCTAAGTGGGGTTCGTCTTACAGATCTGCAACTGCCCAGCAGAAACAGAACCGTGTTAATGACGGTATTATCGGATCAGGAGCATATTCTCTTGCTTCAGCAGGGCGTTCTCTTGGGGCTCGTGTTGGTCGTTATCTTGGAAACAAGATGGGCCGCACTGGTCTTGGTGATCTGGGTCTTGCAGGTCAGAAGTTAGGTCAGTTTGCTGGTGGTATGGCTGGCGGTGCCTTGCAGTCCCGCATTATGGGATCTGGTGCATACACAGCCACTAATTCTCTTTTTAAAGGAGGCATGGGAGTTCCACAATTTGCTACTATGCCAGGGGACGAGACTGGCGCTTTATACATTAATCATACTGAATACGTTCAGGATATTCTCGGTACCACTGCGTTTACCAACCAGGTATTTCCTATTAATCCTGGCGATCCAGGTGTGTTTCCTTGGTTGTCACAGATCGCCGCTAATTATGATGAGTTTGAGTTTAGCGGCCTTATGTTCCATTTCAAATCTGTGACTGGTGATTTGTCTACTGCCGATGTTCAGTTGGGTACTGTTATCATGGCTACTAATTATAACGCCGGTTCTCCGGCGTTTACTACTAAAACTGCCATGATGGAGTACGATGGTGCTGCTCGTGTTAAAGTTTCAGAGGATTTGACATCAGGTGTTGAATGTGATCGTTCTAAGAACGCTGGTGGCGGCATTATGTATGTCGCTCTTAATGGTTCAGTTCCTGATGGCCAGGATGTGAAGACATATTTTCCTGGTGTGTTCCAGGTTGCAACTAATCAGTGCGCTTCGTCTAAGCAAATTGGCGAGCTTTGGGTTTCCTATAAGGTTACCTTGCGTAAAGCCAAGTTTGCTGTTAACGCTGGCTTGCAGATTTCTTGTTCATCTGTTCGCGCCGGTGGTGCTGTTTTATCAGGCTCTGGTGGTGTTGTTGTTTCAAGTCTCAATTTTTTGGGTTCTGGCAACGGTTATTTCAATAACCTCGAGGACGTTAAGTACGATTCTACTATCACACAGGCGTTTGCGCCTCAAGTGAATGGTGGTGTTTGGACTAACAGTACTCCTGGTTTTACTGTCACTGCCGCTAGTGGACTTGGTTGGCACCATGCTATGGGCCTTACTGAGGTTGAGTTTACTTATGTTTTTCCTCCTTGGCTTGCCCAAGGTACGTATCAAGTGACAACTTGTTTTACTGCTGGAGCTACCACCACCATTACTGGGCAATCTTACACGGAGTCTACCGGTGTAACCGTGAATCCAGGCGAAGTTAGCGATCGCCTTGTTGTCAGGAATTATACTTTGAAGCAGTCTTATGCTGGTACTGGTACACCTCAGTGGATTCGCATTAAGTACACCGGTACGTTTGCTTATTTGAATACGGCTGTTTTTGCTCGTTGCCAAATTGTTATGATTAATCCTCAGATTGACATTTCAAACGCTGAAGTGTAGTCTGCCAAGAGCGTAAAGTTTGTTTAGGCGGATGGAAAGCAAAGCTTTGTAAACTTGTTTCATATTTAATGGAGCGTAGCTGCTGGAACGTTTTTCAGTCCGCTGAAAGTTTAGTTTATAGTGTTATTGGCAACGATTTGCTTTGGCTTGTACGAGCTAGTTATTGGCGATAATGGCTGCCGTTGATAAGGCAGGTTACTTTAATCAATTAGCAGTTGCTGCCGCAATTGCTGAGCCGTTGTCGCCACCTGTTCAACAGCGTTTAGCTTACAAAGCAGTTTTAGCTCTTAGGACTAAGTTTCCTGCTCTTTATAAACCTGAATGTGATTTAGGTAATTTTCCTGAGCGATGTGATTGGACCGAAGGTCGTATTCATCATCATCGTAAGATACTTCTTTTCGCTGCTTTACGTGCTGCCAAGAAGTACTATGAATTGATTGTTTTGAACAGGCGAAGTGGCGGTCAGTACTTTTCACCATCTTTGCAGGAGATGATTTATCGCGAGTTAGCCCATAAGGAGGCAAGTGTTGACGTACGTCAAGCATTGTCAAATTATGCTCGTTCTCGCGTATTGTTCACTCCTATTGGTTATCATGCTCTTGTTCATGGCCAAGGTGCGTATAGGCTTCGTAGTTTCAAGCGTAAGCGTTAAAAAAAAAAGTTGTGGCTTCTCTATTACCCACAACTTTGTGCCACTTGTGGCACAATTTTTTTTTATTAATATGAGCGTAGCGATTATTATAGGTAGCGCCTGCGACCCTTTAGGGTCGCGGGCGCCTTTGCCCGCAAGGGTAAAGCACAAAACCCTTCGACTATAGTTTTTTATATTTATATGAAAAGTTTATAGGAGGTGGGGGCGCGTTTGCGCGACCTTATTTTTTTCACATTTTTCGTCACCGAAAACGCATCCCTAGGTAAGCTCACCTATCTTTACTTGTAGAGTTGGTGTTTGCGCACAAGGGGGGCTATGTCCCGTCCTTTCGCGTGCGGTAACGCGCGCGGGAGGACGGGTCAAAGTTTCTCCCAAAACTTTTTTCTCCCAATGTTTGGGAGGCCTCGTGAAAATTAAAAATTTTTATTAACCATCGCTTTATGCACATAGATGAGCAAAGGTAGCGATGTGGCCTCACAATTATCGTCTGATGACGATGGAGAGTCAAGGGGATGGTACTCAACGCAGTCAACCGTTAGAGATGTCAAGCGAAAAGGGCCCCGGCCCGTTTCCTCAGTTTTGGCCGGATTCGTCAATCCAATTGGTGCCCGAGGACGAAGTCTCGTTGATTCTCAAGCCGGATGCTCTGATGACGACTCAGATGAGGAGTCTTTTGAGTCCGGAACGGACTCTGGAGCAGGTTCACGAGTATCCCAAGGTTCGGGCCCCGCCCCGAAAAAGGCTAAGTCTCGACGCGCGAAGCGCGACGGCCGCTGCCGCAATTGGGTCTTTACGCGCAACAATTGGACCGACGCCGACGTTGAGCGTTTTGACGGACTCGTCGGTGCCGTGTCTGGATGTGTCTACGTCTGTTTCCAAGGAGAAGTTGGATCAGATGGACGGACTCCCCATCTGCAGGGTTGCGTCTGCTTTCGCAATGGCCGATCCATGCGCGGAGTTCAGACCGTGCTTGGCGGACACTGCCATGTCGAGCGAATGGTCGGAACCATCCACCAAGCGCGTGCTTACTGCTGTAAGCTCAGCAGCCGCGATCCCGATGGACCCCAGTTCCGTGAGCATGGCGAACTTCCTGCTGGAGCTGGGGCGGGTCGAGGGAGCCGCACAGACTGTGCAGCGCTTGTCGCAGATATTAAAGCTGGAGCTTCCCCCCGGACGATCGCTGAAACGCATCCGGCCCTTGCCGTGCGCTGCCCCAACGGTGTCGACCGAATTCGCAGCATCTTTGCAGAGCGCCGAACTGCTCCCACCATGCTCTATTGGTACTACGGACCTACTGGCTCGGGAAAGAGCCGCGCTGCGGCGGAAGAGGGCGGAGCTGAGGCTTACTGGAAAGAAGCTGACAACATATGGTGGTGCGGTTATGAAGGTAGCGAGGACGTCATTATTGACGACTATCGCTCAGGATCGGCCCTTTCATTCCGATTCTTGCTCCGAGTCGGAGACCGAACCCCTTTGAGCTTACAAGTTAAGGGCGGTCACCGGAACATTCGCGCGAAGCGCGTTTTTATCACCACCCCCAAGAGCCCTGAAGAGACGTTTTCGCGAGAAAACGAGTGTTTGGGGCAGTTGTATCGTCGCTGTGCTGTGGTGAAAGAGTTTCGAATGGACGGTGACCCTATAGTTCATTACAAAGAGGGTGATATTTACGTTCCTAGGGTTAATGTGAATGTAGACGGTTTTGTGCCTAATGTGTAAAGAAATTGATTGTCAAATCATATTTTTAGTCATGTCCGCCATGAATGTTGATAGTGCTTTTCAGTCCGCTGCCGAACAAGGACGCAGACCTTTGACTCGCGCTGAGCTTAACCGAGTGTTGAGTGCGCGCAGCGCACGTGCCTTTCCTTATAAGGATTACGGCAGGAAAGTTTATAAGAGGGGTACACCAGCTGGACTGGCACAGTATGGTAGGTCTTATCGTACTGCTACTGCTCAGCAGAAACAGCAGCGCGTCATGGACGGTATCATTGGATCTGGATCATATATTACTCGTGCTGCAGGTTCTGTTGGTTCTCGTGTCGGCGGTTATCTTGGTAACAAGATTGGTCCTACCGGTTTGGGCGATTTGGGTAAGCTTGGCCGCACTTTGGGTGGCATGGCTGGGCGTTTCGCTGCCGGTCGTATTTTGGGTTCTGGTTCTTATCAGGTTGGCAATGCTTTGATGGGCGCTGGCAATGTCACTCGACCTATGACTTCTGTTATGGATGAGACGGGTGACATTATTGTTTCTCATCGTGAATTTATTCAGGCCATTACGCCCACTTCAGCTGCATTTCAGACCCAGTTTTTTCAATCTTTAAATCCTGGTTTGTCTGGGTTTGCCCCTTGGCTCAGTCAAATTGCTCAATATTTTGAGGAGTATGAGCTTATTCAATGTATTTTTGAATTTAAGAGCCTTGTTACTGAAGGCAATGCTACCGCCGCTGGCGAGGTTATTATTGCTACGCAGTACAACCCACTGAACTCTGCTTTTTATAGTCAGAGTAATATGGAGAATTATGATTACGCTATGAGCTGTAAAATGACGGACAGTATGGCTCATGGCGTTGAATGTGATCCTGCTAAACGTGCAGGTGCTACAGCTGAGTATGTACGAACAGGTCCCGTTCCTGTTGGCCAGGATGCTAAGACTTATGACCATGGTGTTACGCAGGTTGCGACTGTTGGCGCTGCTCCCAATGTTACGATTGGCAATCTTTATGTTTATTACAAAGTACGGTTGTCGAAGAGTAAGGTATTGGTTCTTGGTGCCCAAGCCAGTTTGCCTATTAACACAGTAGGTGTTTTATCTACTTCCAATACTGGGGGTATTGGTCAGTTAACTGTTGGCAATTGGCTTGGCACTGCAGCAGCTATTACTGCAGGTAATTTGCCTATAGCTGGTTTGAACCAGGGTGGATATGATCCAACTGGTGCTTTTTTACTTTCCAAAGCTGCTTTGGTAACTGGCGTTTTGCAGCAGGGTTATAAGATTCAGTTTCCGTCATGGGTGAATGCTGGTACTTACCGCATTTCTTTGACGATTACTGCAGCCCCTGCTACAAATATGAACGCTGGTGACGGAGATGTGTTTGTTAACGGCAACACCGCTGTCACGACCATTATGGCCGACCTTTGGTCGTGTTCTGTTGTTAATGGTTATCCTGCTTTGTTGTCTGTCAGTGGTGGTACTGCTGTAAAGACTATGAGGATTTTTAATTATACGGCTATTGTCGTTATTACTTCTCCTCAAGGTACTATTGCCAGTGTTAACATTGGTGTTAATGGCACCCCAGCTGGTGATATTGTTTCTTCAAGATTGGTTATTACCCAACAAGCTTCTAACATGCCTAATTTTATTTAGGTAGTCTGGCAAGAGCTTAAAGTTTGTTTAGGCGGATGGAAAGCAATGCTTTGTAAACTTGTTTCATATTTAATGGAGTCCTCCTGCTGGAAAGTTTTTGAATCCGTTGAAAGCTTAGTATATAGTGTAATTGGCAACGATTTGCTTTGGCTTGTCCGAGCTAGTTATTGGCGATAATGGCTGTGGTTGACGATGCAGGTTATTTTAATCAATTAGCAGTTGCAGCTGCAATTGCTGAACCGTTGTTGCCACCAGATCAACAGTTTTATGCATACAAACCTCTCTTAGCTCTTAGAGCTAAGTTTCCAGCTTTGTATAAACCCGAATGTGATTTAGGTAACTTTCCTGAGAAATGTGATTGGACCGAAGGTCGTATTTGGCACCATCGTAAGATACTTCTTTTCGCAGCTTTGCGTGCTGCTAAAAAGTATTACGAATTGATTGTTGTTAACAGGCGAAGTGGCGGTCAGTACTTTTCACCATCTCTGCAGGAGATGATTTATCGCGAGTTAGCTCATAAGGAGGCAAGTGTTGATGTACGCGCAGCATTGGAAAACTATGCTCGTTCTCGTGTACTGTTTACTCCTATTGGTTACCATGCACTTGTGCATGGTCAAGGCGCTTATAGGTTTCGTAGTGTTAAGCGTAAGCGTTAAAAAAAAAAAGTTGTGGCATCTCTATTACCCACAACTTTGTGCCATTTGTGGCACAAATTTTTTTTTTAATATGAGCGTAGCGATTATTATAGGTAGCGCCTGCGGCCCGTAAGGGTCGCGGGCGCCTTTGCCCGCAAGGGCAAAGCACAAAACCCTTCGACTATAGTTTTTTATATTTATATGAAAAGTTTATAGGAGGTGGGGGCGCGTTTGCGCGACCTTATTTTTTTCACATTTTTCGGCACCGAAAACGCATCCCTAGGTAAGCTTACTTATCTGTACTTGTAGTGTAGGTGTATGCGCACAAGGGGGGCTATGTCCCGTCCTTTCGCGTGCGGTAACGCGCGCGGGAGGACGGGTCAAAGTTTCTCCCAAAACTTTTTTCTCCCAATGTTTGGGAGGCCTCGTGAAAATTTTAAATTTTTATTAACCATCGTTTATGCACATAGATGAGCAGAGGAAGCGATGTGGCCTCACAATTATCGTCTGATGACGATGGAGAGTCAAGGGGACGGTACTCAACGCAGTCAACCATCCGGGACGTTAAGCGAAAAGGGCCCCGGCCCGTTTCCTCTGTATTTGGACGAGCATCGCGAGGACGATGTTTCGTTGATTCTCAAGCCGGATGCTCCGATGACGACTCAGATGAGGAGTCATATGAGTCCGGAACGGACTCTGGAGCAGGCTCTCAAGTTTCCCAAGTTTCGGGCCCTGCCCCGAAAAAGGCTAAGTCTCGACGCGCGAAGCGCGACGGCCGCTGCCGTAATTGGGTCTTCACGCGCAACAACTGGTCCGATGCCGACGTTGAGCGTTTCGACGGACTCGTCGGTGCCGTGTCTGGATGTGTCTACGTCTGTTTCCAAGGAGAAATTGGATCAGATGGACGGACTCCCCATTTGCAGGGTTGCGTCTGCTTTCGCAATGGCCGATCCATGCGCGGAGTTCAGACCGTGCTTGGCGGACACTGCCATGTCGAGCGAATGGTCGGAACCATTCACCAAGCGCGTGCTTACTGCTGTAAGCTTAGCAGCAGAGATCCCGATGGACCCCAGTTCCGTGAGCATGGCGAACTTCCTGCTGGAGCTGGGGCGGGTAGAGGGAGCCGCACAGACTGTGCAGCGCTTGTCGCAGATATTAAAGCTGGAGCTTCCCCCAGGACGATCGCTGAAACGCATCCGGCCCTCGCCGTGCGTTGCCCCAATGGTGTCGACCGAATTCGCAGCATCTTTGCAGAGCGCCGAACTGCTCCAACCATGTTCTATTGGTACTACGGACCTACTGGCTCGGGAAAGAGCCGCGCTGCGGCGGAAGAGGGCGGAGTTGAGGCTTACTGGAAAGAAGCTGACAGCATATGGTGGTGCGGTTATGAAGGTAGCGAGGACGTCATTATTGACGACTATCGCTCAGGATCGGCTTTGTCATTCCGATTCTTGCTCCGACTCGGAGACCGAACCCCTTTGAGTTTGCAGGTTAAGGGTGGTCACCGGAACATTCGCGCGAAGCGCGTTTTTATCACCACTCCCAAGAGCCCTGAAGAGACGTTCTCGAGGGAGAATGAGTGTTTGGGGCAGTTGTATCGCCGCTGTGCTGTGGTGAAAGAGTTTAAAATGGACGGTGAGCCTGTTGTGCATTATCGTGAAGGTGATGTTTACGTTCCTTGCGTTAATGTCAACGTACACGGTTTTGTGCCTAATGTGTAAAGAAATTGATTGTCAAATCATATTTTTTCGTTATGTCTGCCATGAATGTTGATAGTGCTTTTCAGTCTGCTGCTGAACAAGGTCGCAGACCTTTAAGTCGTGCTGATCGTAATCGTATTCTGAGCGCACGAAGTGCGCGTGCTTATCCCTATAATATATACGGTCGCCAGATTTATAAACGCGGAACTCCTCAAGGACTTGCTAAGTGGGGTAGTTCCTACAGAACCGCTACTGCTTTGCAGAAGCAACATCGTGTAAATGATGGTATTATTGGTTCTGGTGCTTATGGTTATGGTTCTTTTGGCACCGCTGGTCGCATGCTTGGTTCGCGTGTCGGCAGATATCTTGGTAATAAGCTTGGCCGTACTGGTCTTGGAGATTTGGGTGCTGCAGGCCAGTCGCTTGGCGCTTTGGCCGGAGGCATGGCAGGCACCGCATTAGGAATGCGTATCACTGGACGCGGTGCGTATGCAACAAATTCCTTGTTCCAAGGGTCTATGGGTGTTGCTCAGTTTGCCGGTTCTGGTGATGAGACTGGCGCTTTGCATATTAATCACACCGAGTATGTCCAGGACGTTTTGGGAACTAGTGAGTTCACAAATAATGCTTATCCTATTAATCCTGGTGATCCTGCTTTGTTTCCCTGGTTGTCTCAAATTGCTTGCAATTATGACGAGTACGAGTTTTCTGGTTTGGTTTTTCATTATCGATCAGTTACTGGTGATGTTGTTACTAGTACTTCTCAGCTCGGAACCGTCATTTTGGTCACCAATTATAATTCTGGCGCCGCGCCTTTTACGAGTAAGCAGTCTATGATGGATTATGATGGTGCTTCTCGTGTTAAGATTTCAGAGGATTTGATATCTGGTGTCGAATGTGATCGTTCAAAGTTATCTATGGGCGGAAGCCTTTTTGTTGCTTTGAATGGTACTGTACCCCCTGGTCAGGATTTGAAGACTTATTATCACGGTCTGTTTCAAATTGCAACAAATGCTTGTTCTTCTACTGGTCAGATTGGCGAACTTTGGGTGTCTTACAAAGTTACTCTTCGCAAACCTAAGGCTGCTGTTTCTATTGGTGCCCAGATTCCTACATCGGTATTGAATATTAGCACCAATTCTACCGTATGCAATGCTGCTAATGGCGCTCCTTTGACCCCTTCTGTTGATACGTTGTTTACAGTTAACAGCCAATTTAATAATCTGGAAGATTGTAGCTATGCTGGTGGTATTTTCCCTTTTTCCCAGCAAGTTACTCAGCGTGGTTTGTATAATACCGTTTTTGTTACTGCCAGCTCTAGTATTAGTCGTATTGGATGGCAGGTGTCTTGTACTGGAACTCGCGTTGGCGCTATATTTGTTTTGCCTACTTGGCTTCAAAGTGGCACTTACAAATATAGTGTAACTATCACTGGTTTTGGCTGGGGTACCATTACTTCTATCTCTGCAGGTGATGGTACTGGTCTTACTGGTTTGAGTACTGTTTCGACTGTAACTGTTGGTCAGTCGTTTGCTGGTGCTGGATTTTTCCAGCCTATTATTCTTGCTGGTAGTTTCAATGTTCTTAAGTCCCAGCAGAGCACTGGCGTAGCTCAATCGATTTTTCATGAAATTAATGGGACTGGTTTTACGTATGCCACTGATGGCTCGATAAGCGGCGGTGTTTCCGGTTTTTGCAATATTCAATGTGAGTTGCTTCAGGTTAATGCAGCTATTGCTCCTTTGAACCCTGCTCCTTTGGCCTAGTCTGTCAAGAGCTTGAAGTTTGTTTAGGCGGATGGAAAGTAATCCTTTGTAAACTTGTTTCATATTTAATGGAGTGCTCCTGCTGGAAAGTTTTTGAATCCGCTGAGATTTTAGTTTATTCTGTTATTGGTAACGATTTACTTTTGCTTGTCCGTGCTAGCTATTGGCGATGAAGCGTAATTACGATGAAATTGGTGAGGAGTATGCTGCTGCTGAACGTATTTTGGATCAAAGAGCAGCTGCTTATCGTAAAGAGAATACCAAGCTTCAAGGTTTACAGATGTATACGATGCTTCAACACCCTTTAGATGTTCCTGTTGATTCCAATTTGGCAAAATTGCGTCGAACATACAAGGGTCTTTACGAACCTGAAAATGATCCCAAGCTTTTTCTCGATATGTCTTTACAAGATGTTCGTTTTACTCTTGCCATTTTTAGGTCGTATAGAGCTAATTTGCAGTATGCCGCTATTCGTGCAGCTGATAAAATGTCGGTCATTTTGGATTTAGATAAACGTCCAATGGTTTTACCACACGATGCTATTTTGCGTCCTGGACTACCTAAACAGCGTCGTGTTGGCGGTTCAGTGATTGCGGTTCCTGCTGGTTTATCTTCAGCTAAATTGCCTTCGTCTTCTGTTAAGGTCATTTATGCTGAACTTTGTTCTAAAGAGGTCAAGTTTGTTAAGAATAGGTTGCGTACGATGTATCGTATGCCTTCTAGTTCCGTTGGGTTTATCCCTATAAGTTAAAAAAAAAAGTTGTGGTTACTCTATTACCCACAACTTTGTGCCACTTGTGGCACAGTTTTTTTTTATTATATGAGCGTAGCGATTATTACAGGTAGCGCCTGCGGCCCTTTAGGGCCGCGGGCGCCTTTGCCCGCAAGGGCAAAGCACAAAATCTCGACTGTAGTTTTTTTATATTTATATGAAAAGTTTATAGGAGGTGGGGGCGCGTTGCGCGACCTTATTTTTTTCACATTTTTCGGTGTCGAAAACGCAACTTTAGGTAAGCACACATATCTCTATTTGTAGAGTACTTGTTTGCGCATATTGGGAGCTATGACCCGCCCTCCCGCGTGCGGTAACGCACGCGGGAGGGCGGGTCGTAGCTTCTCCCAAAACTTTTTTCTCCCAATGTTTGGGAGGCCTCGTGAAAATTAAAAATTTTTATTAACCATCGTTTTATGCACATAGATGAGCAGAGGAAGCGATGTGGCCTCACAATTATCGCATGATGATGATGGAGAGTCAAGGGGATGGTACTCAACGCAGTCAACCGTTAGAGACGTTAAGCGAAAAGGGCCAAGGCCCGTTTCCTCAGTTTTGGCCGGATTCGTCAATCCAATTGGCGTCCGAGGACGAAGTCTCGTTGATTCTCAAGCCGGATGCTCCGATGACGAGTCTGATGAGGAGTCCTATGAGTCCGGAACGGACTCTGGAGCAGGCTCACAAGTATCCCAAGTTTCGGGCCCTGCCCCGAAAAAGGCTAAGTCTCGACGCGCGAAGCGCGACGGCCGCTGCCGTAATTGGGTCTTCACGCGCAACAACTGGTCCGATGCCGACGTTGAGCGTTTCGACGGACTCGTCGGTGCCGTGTCTGGATGTGTCTACGTCTGTTTCCAAGGAGAAATTGGATCAGATGGACGGACTCCCCATTTGCAGGGTTGCGTCTGCTTTCGCAATGGCCGATCCATGC